GCGAAGACGGAAGTCGACGCCATGCCCGTTTACGCCGCGGCGGATGAGGCGGTCAGCAAAGGCGGGTTCTCCGGGGAAGACCTTGACTATATGATCGGCAACGACCTGCGGGCGGAGCTTGCGAAAAAGCGCCCCGGCCTCGTAACCAAAAAAGGCGGCGCGGCTCCCGAGTCCGTCGCGCTCAAGTATGGATATGACTCCGTTCAGGACATGGTGGCCGACATTCTCAACGCCGAAAGTAAAACCGAAGCGGTGGCCAACCGTGTGAAGCACGCGCTTATCGCCGAGGAGCAAAGACTCCGCAAGGGCTTGCAGGAGCGCGGAGAGCTTAATGGCGACGAAGCGTTTCACGGTGCCGAGCAGCTCGCTGTGCTGGCTGCGGAATTTGAAATGGCGCAGGCACGGGCGCGGGGCAGAAAGGCCGTTGAAAAGGCCGCGAAGGACTTTACGCCGCCTGAGGCGGTGCAGGCCGACGCACGAGCCAAGGCACAGGAAGCGGCCGACCGGTTCCATGCTGCTTGGAAAACGAAAGACGCTAAAGAGCTGCGCGCTTTTGTGCGGGCCACGCTCGACGCCATGCAGTCATACCAGACCCTCGCCGCGCTCAAAGAGGCGCCGCTCGACCGGGACCACCTTGTAAAGTATTACGGCAAGGACACCGTGGCGGATTTGGACGCTAAACACCCCGGCATAGTCAAAAAGGATTCCGGACGCGCTGCCGATGACGCAGCCACCGAGCTGGGGTACGCGGATACGGACGCGCTTATATCGATGCTGCAGGACACCGAACCCCGCAAGGCGGCGTATGATTCCATGCTCGCGGAGTATGAGGCCGAGTTCAGGTCTGACACTTTCGACGAAGAGGCGAAGGTTTTCGCAGACACCTACCAGCGTTTCGTGGATTCAGACCCGAGAACAGCCCTCGCCCGCGCGGAGTATAACGACAAGGTCATGCTGGCCGCAGGCAAGCCTTCCCGCGTCGAGGTTGCCGCAGTCCGTGCCGTGGCTCGCAAGATGCTGGCAGGCCGGAAAGTCAAGGACGCCATGAACCCGGCCAAGTTCCAGACGCAGGAGCGCAAAGCGGCCAATGCCGCGCTGGCGGCCAAGGCCAAAGGTGATATGGACGCCGCGCTCGAGTGGAAGCGGCGCCAGCTTCTCAACCACGCGCTTGTTATCGAGTCCATGAAAATACGCGAAGAACGCGCGGCCACGGTGGCACGCCTCAAGCGCGCGCTTAAAAGGGATATCGCGGACACATACAACGCGCAGGTTGTCAGTCTGCTTTCCAAGTTCAGGATTACCGGCCGCGAAGCGAAGGAAGGAACCCCGACTCTCGAGGCGTTCCTTGAGTCCATCCAGAACAGCGCCACGGATTCCCCGTTCATGGGCGCAGTGCCGGACCTTCCTCGCTGGCTTTTCGATGACTCGAAGGTGCCCGTGGGCGGCGCAACCTTGGCGGATACCCTCACTGTGGACGAGCTGCGGGAGCTTGACGCCGCTGTTAAATGGCTCGTCGAAACAGGGTACGACATAAAGCAGGGCAGGCTCGCGGCGTACAACGAGCACATAAAGGACTTGGTGGCGAAGCTCACTGAGCCGATGCGCGAGTTGAAAGACAAGCGCGTTGTGTCCAAACGGTTTGAAACGTGGCGCAGACTCTCGGACGCTACGCGGGAATACTTCGCCGACCACAATATGCTGGCCTTTGTTCTGGACGCGCTGGACGGGTACACGAACATAGGGAAGAAAGGCTCTTTCGGGCCGAACCGCCGTACAATCGGAAACGCGCTTGCGGATCGCCAGTCTGAAAGAGACAAGCGCATGGGTGAAGCCTCGGAGAAATTAAAGCCCATCATGGCGCAGTTCGCAGAATCCATGCGCAAACACCCCAAGATCCTGCGCACGACTGTGCCGGTGCCCAAGGTTATGCGCGAGGATGGGGATTTCTGGAATTTCCCGAAGGTGCTTGCCGTGGCTCTCAACATGGGAAACGCCACGAACATGCAGCGTGTCATGGAAGGATACGAGCTCACTCCGGAACAGTTGACGGAGCTTACTTCGGTCTTGTCGCCGGAAGACTGGAACGCCGTTCAACAGGTCTGGGATACACTCAACGAGTATTGGGTGGATATGAACGACGTGCACAAGCGCACCTACCATTTTGAGATGAACAAGGTTAAGGCTGACCCGATAACGGTCCAGGCTTCCGACGGGTCACAGGTGCGGCTACGTGGCGGGTACTACCCTATAAAGTTCAACCCCCGCTACGCGCGGCAGGTGGGCGCATGGTCTGAAAAAGACGATCTGATGCAGGACAGCGTATTCGGCCACCCGGCCACCAAGTCCGGAATGACCAAAGACCGTAAGGGCGCGGGTGTGAGGTTGCCGGTGCTCCTCGACATATCGGTGCTGTACGGACACATCGAGGATTCCATCCATTTCATAACCCATGCTGACCTTATCCGTGACCTCGACCGCATCACGCAGAACACGGAGTTCCAGAACACGGTCCGGCAGAAGATGGGGCGCGAGGTGGCCGAGATGTTCCGGCCCATGCTGCGCCATATCGCGCGGCCCGAACGACAGATGAACGTTGTTATTGAACGCGGATTTGACCGGATGCGCGCCATGTCCACAGCGTACATCCTCGGGCTTAATACGAGTGTCGCGCTCAAACAGGTGTTTTCACTTCCCGGTATCTGGCACGATATCGGAATGTCCAACTATGCAAAAGGGCTGATCCATGTCATGCGCAACCCGGTGCAGGCGTATCATGCCATGCGCGAGGCAAGCACCTATATGGCGACGCGCTCCGACTCATTCGACCGCGATCTGAAAGACTCGCTCGGGCGGATGAGTGGCGGGCGGATGAGCCGCGGATATCTGGACGTAGCCCGCGATTGGGCGTTCGCTCTTATCCGGCTCATGGACTTTGTGGCCGTGTATCCTTCGTGGCACGGTGCGTACAAGCTGGGGCTTGAAAAGGAAGGCGGCCACGAGGGCGCGGTGCGTTTCGCGGATGAAATGATCCGGCAGTCTCAGCCTTCTTCAAAGCCCATGGATATGTCCAAGATCCAGTACAAGCGCGGCGGGTTGTTCAAAGCCATGTCCATGTTCATGACCTTTACCGCCAAGTATGGGAACCGGCAGCGCCACTTCGCCCGCGCGTACTTCAAGGATAAAAAGATAACCGCCCGTGAATACGCTTGGCACCTTATGCTCGAGGCCGTGGCGCCGCCTGTGCTTATGAACCTCATGTTCGCCGCCATATGGGGTGATGAGCCGGACGAAAAAGACATGCTTATCGATGTTATCTCGTACCAGTTCTCGGGGTATGTACTGCTCCGCGATATCGCCGGGGTCGTATCCGCTGCGGTTAAACATTCCGCGCTTGATAAGGACGTCTTTAAGCCGAACCTCGACCGCGTTCCCGCGCTCACCGGGCTTACTCTGGCGGAGCGCGCCGTTACAAATACGGTGAAGTGGGTGGCAGATATGGATGATGAAGACGCAAGGAATAAAGCATTCTTGGACGTGGCGGAGATGCTTTCGTTCTTCGCCGGTGTTCCGGCGCCGAAGCTGGCGCGCAAACTCGCCAAAGGATACGAACAATTTGAAGACGACGGCAACCCGCTTTTGCTGGTTGTCCCTGACTATAGCCAAGACTAGCCGCAGGAGGCATGCATGCTCAACGATCCGCTTAACATTATCAGCCTGACAGGCGACGGGGTTCAGACGGTCTTTGACGTCCCTTACAAAATATGGGACGTAACCGAGCTTGAGGTATCCGTACTCACCGCGTCGGGCGCGTCTACCGTCGTGTCGGACTGGACGGCCACTATTTCGCCCAGCGGTTTAGGTGGCACGGTGACGTACCCGACCGCGGGCGCACCTCTCCCCCTCGGGGATAAACTTGTTGTCCGGCGTGTGGTTCCTATCCAGCAGAAAGTGGACCTCATCCATGCCAACCGCGTATTGCCCGACGTGGTGGAGAACGCACTTGACCGGCTCACGGCCATGGTGGCGCAGAACGCGGAAGAGGTTGACAGGGCGGTTAAAGGCGCGCCCGGGCAGACAGCCACCGATTACCTGAACGAGCTTGACGCGGACCGTGCAGCCGCGGAGCTTGCGGCTCAGAACGCGCAGGCCGCACAGACCGCTGCGGAGCAGGCGCAGACCGCCGCAGAAACAGCAGCAGGTAATGCTGAGGCTTCTGCTATTAGGGCGGAGACAGCTGCTGAACAGGCTGAGCTGCCTATTGCCTCACCCGGAGAGGAGGGGAAAGTTCTTACAGTCTCTCCTTCGTTAGGTCCGGAGTGGGCAGAGGTGCCTGAGGAGCTCCCTCCTTACAGCGTTGCAGACGAAGGGAAGGTTCTTAAGGTTTCTTCGTTGGGGGAGACAGAGTGGGGGATGGAAGAGAAAGAGCTTCCTTCCTACACACCGTTGGATGCTGGAAAGACCCTGTCTGTTAACGCAGGAGGGGACGCAGTAGAGTGGACAGATCCTCTTAAAGGGAGTGTTAATATTGCTCCACAAACGATAGTGAGGGCTCAAGTGGGTTCTCGTCCCTACGGCTGGACGGTTGCTGACTGTGACGCGCCTGTAGCCAGTCTGTCCCACAGCGGTAACGTGGTGGCGGTCGAGGCGGGGTTGCAGGTGGCCTACGCTGACAACGGTAGAGTACAGCTTTCTGAGGAGCTAGCCGCTCCACAAACTGTTGACCTGTCCGCAGCGGCTGACGGGATATATCACATAGCAGTTAATATGAATGCAGACTGTAGTTTTTCAACTCCCAGCTATTCGAAAGATTATCCTCAGCTTGTTACTCGTAACCTTTTGGCATACCCAGTCCCAGTAGCTGCGTCGACTTCAGCGTCTGGTCGTGAAATCCCATTTTCTGTAGATGGTGATCTTGCCACATACTGGTCTCCCAGCGCAGGCAGTGGTACTGCAATTATTGGCGAGTGGATTGAGTGTACTCTGCCCGACACTAAAGGTGGTACGAAGTCTGTAGTTGCAAAAGCAACCTCGGCGTATGCGGGCAGTGCGCCTGCTACAGCAGACATAGAACAGCAAATTGATGGCGTATGGACGAAAGTAGGAGCGGTTAAATATTTAAGTAACGTTCTTTACGGCAGCTTTCAAGCTACTGCGGGCAACGCCACTCTTCGTATCAAGGCCACTGCCGGAACAGTCTCGTCTTCTTACGGATGGACGATTGCAGACATTCAAGTATCTGACCTTACAGCAGGGGATTTATACAATCCCGCCACTGTCACCATGTACGACAAGGACGACAATCCTATCCGCAGGGTATACCTCGGGTGGGTTGAAAAGTTTGGCGGAACCATCACGGATGTGCATTGCTACAGTCTTGGAGATACTACTATTGTTCCTGTAAATAACGGAGCTAATGTAAGTATAAACTCAAGATATATCCAAGGGTTCCCGTATGTGGCTGGTGGTGCACCTACATTAACCTCTCAAATTTATTTTGAAAATAAATGGGGGGAAACGGGTTTTATCTTTAGCACAGCAGGCTTGGGAACAAAAGCTACCACAATAGGTGAAGACCTTTTTTTCCAAACAGGTAGCAACTCGCTAACATCCCTCGGAACTAACGCAGGCTCCGATTTTACTGTGACTACAAATACCCCTACAAAAGGACGTATAAAAGTAAGGAGAGGGTATTAATATGCCGATATACGCAAAGGCAGGCGAGAGCCTGCAATGCATAATGACGGAGTCTCAGGCACGTAAAATGCCTGACTTAGTTTTGATGTCCGGCCCGCGTCCGTCCGCGCTGCATGTGGCTGACGCTGACGGTAACTGGGTGGTCGGCGAGGACTTGGCGAGGGCGGAGAGGGACTACCGGCTCAGGTGCTATGTTGACTGCATGAACCCCGCTTGGTGGGAAACGCTCCCGCAGGCAGATAAAGACGCGATTCAGGCATACAGGCAGGCACTCCTTGACGTGCCGCAGCAGCTTGACTTCCCGCATGATATTAACTGGCCGCAAAAGCCTGAACTGCTTTCCGGTGATGACGTGCTGATGCAACCTAAATAAACTCACTCGCTCACTTGCACCACTCGGGGAGGGCAAGGAGTGCTGTTCGGCAGGTTCGGCCCCGAGGTCTACGCGGACGTTATGATCTGGAAACCATAGCAACCCCGAAAACACAAAAAGCCCCGCTCACCCGGAAAAGGTGGCGGGGCTTATTCACGTTCTGTACCAACTTATAACGATTTCGGGCCGCTAGATAGCCTACTGACTATGGGTTGTCAAGGGCCGTTTTAGTCAACCAGAATCCAGTCCTCGGCCAGCATGTCGGTCTGGCTGGCGAGCCATGGCACACGGGCTTTCGGAGCGGCGGGGTTGGAGGTGTCCAGCCGGGTCGTGTCAATATAGATGTACGGCGCGGTCATGAGGCTATTTTCATCCGGCATCTGGAGCCGGATGAAAATCCCCCTGCCATTCCACCCGCTGCGAGCGAGCTTGTGTCCCTGCTTGAGGTACTCCAATGCGTCACCAAATGTTTTAGGTCCCATGTCATTCTCCTTGGTTAAACGGTTATTGTCTGCTTATGCTTCATCAGGTGTTTCGTCTTCTTTTTCGTTTTCAACACCGGCAGGCCTTCCATTTTAAGGTCTGCGAACTCGAGCATTTCCTCTGCCGCTTCCCGTTGTGCGAGCGTCATTTCCTCCCTTTCTTGCTAAACGGTGCACCGCAGTGTTTACATATCGCCCTGTCCGGCGGCGTACCTGTAAGTGTTTCTCCCTTGACGTGAACCCAATACCAAGAGTGCCAACCAAAAGAGCACAACGCCTTACGCCACAGAGGCGCCTCTTTTATGATGCGTTGACGCGAGTATGCGTACAGGCAGCGCCCGAGAAGCACGTTAACTTCTTCCCCTGTCATATTCACAGCGTGGTCTACTACGATAGGGCGGGCTACATCATACCCGGCTATTACGGAGTGGTGAAAGAGCCACACGTACGAGACGACGGAAATGTCACTGCGGCCGAGGTGCTCCGCCAGCTTTTGCGCGTACGTGGTTCGCCCGTCCACCCACAAGTATATTGCACGCGGCGGAGCATTACGGATCTGTCTTGTTGTTATGCCTGTGCCCTTTTGATCGTTCACCGGCTTTTCTCCTCTTTCTTTTTATATTCATACAATAGATCGGCGAACACCGGCGGGAATATCTCCGCCAGTGAGCGCAGCACCCCGACCATAAGCGCCTGCATCTGTGGATGGGGTTTGCCCGTGGTGCCCAGTGCGCGCAGCATCATGAACGATTCACGCCACTGGCGGAGATTTGCAGTTATGGCAATCTCCGTTTTCACAGCGTGGCCAAGAACCTCGCGCGCCTGTTCCGGCAGCCACCCCGCCGAGCGGAGTTCTTTGTACTGCTGTTCGTTCACAGCGCACGCATACCCGAACAATTCCTCGGCGCGGGTAAGCGGTGTCTCGGGGTCTGCGGGTTCCATATCATCCACGGCAAAAACATATTCGCGGCATTTAATGTTCGCCCACACCGGCCTGATATACCGGATGTGGCCGTCCGTGTAGTCCACGTACCGCGTGGACTCCTGCGCGTAAGACGCGATGCGGTGCCGCACAATCTCGTGGGATACTCCCCTGTTGGTGACACACAGAACCGTGGCCCTTGCGTGCTCGAGCATGGCGGTATGCCCGCGGTTGATCAGCATGCGCACGAAACGCTGCGCGGAGTGGTAGTTACACTCCACGTTATCGCACCGGTCGCCGAGGATGTCGGGGTTCTCCACGAACACACAGCCGCCTTTCGCGCGGCAGCCGATCTTATCCTCGGACTTGTAACAGACGCGCGCCACGGCTTCGATAAGCCCTATTTCGTCGGTGTCGGCTTTGATAATCTTGTGGCTCTGCTCAATGATCTTCATAAGCGCCCCTACATAAAAAGGTCGTCGTCTTCCGTGACGGTTTCGATGGGTTGCTCCGCTTTACCGCTTTCCCCCGCGGGCGGTGTCGGCTCAAGGTCTCGCAGCCGCGCAGTGAGGGACGCCGTATCCGCTTCAATCCGTTTGAGTATCGCGATGACTTCCTCGAACCCTTCGGCCTCGGACGACTTGAGCGCTCTTTCCCCTGCCTGCGCCACGATATACGCCAGTGATCCGCCGTAGCACAAAGGGCGGAGCACGCGGTCCCCGTTTTTGTTGGCGGCTATCTTGGCAAGCGTGATGCAATTGGCGTCCGAGCTTATGCAGTAATCCGCGCCCGCCATTTTAAACTCCAGATACATATCGTCCCTCGCATCAGAGTGCCCGGCCACCCTTGCGAGGTAGCCGGGGTTTTCCATTTCTTTGTGCGCCATCTGAACCACGATGTTCGGGTAATCAGTCGTGGCTATGTGGAACCCCGTCCCGGCCATGAGCGCCTCCCGCTTGAGCAGGTGAAAGTGCGGGTGCGTTATCAGCGAGTCGTACCTGTCCAGCAGGTTACGGCACAGCGCGTCGTATTCGGCGTCCGATATAGCGGATGTGTCCATCTGGTAGTACAGGAACGAGTAGACCAGATACGCCCCGACGGTCTGCGGTACGTGCATGGTGGCCGCCCTCCTTCCCTTAATCTTTTCTGAACCGCAAGCCGCGCCAGCCGCCGCTTGCCTTTAACGGGAAACCTTCCGCCCACGGGGGAAGCTCCGCCATTATGGCCTCGAACTCTTCAACGGTACCGCGGGCTTTTACGACCTCGGCCACCGCTTCGTCGTGTACGTGCAGCACGATGGGATACCCGGCGGCCTCAAGCTTGGGCATGGCGTACGCGAGGATATCCCGCGCGAGCGCTTGTGTTTCGTTTTCCACGAGCTTTCCGCCGTATGTGTGCTGCCTGACCCAGCGCGCCGTATGGTCGAGACCCATGTACGTGACGCACCATTTCTTTTCGCCCCAGCTTGTTTTCTTCTGAGACATGCGGGGATTGTAGTAGTAAAGCATCCGGCCCGACGCCAGAAGCATTTTGAGATATCCGCCTTTCACGCAGAACCTGCTCCTCCCCGCGGTAAAAACGCGGCCGGGGTTCTGCACTGCTTTTGCTGCCGCGTACTCCATCCGCTTCCAGTGCGCCACGGTCTCGGGCCTGTCTGCGCGCCATTTCTGCTTTATGATGTCACAGGCCATTGCAGCCTCGTGGCTCATCGGCGGGATGTACGGCTCGCCTTTTTTCTTTGCATTGTTCTCACAGGTCGTGAGATATGTTTTCGCCATGCGGTCGGCGAACTCACTTTCACCGTTGGACGCCAGCGGAAACACAATGGCCGGAAGGGTTTCTAAGTCTATGCCATATACTTCCGCCATACTCGAGAACGCGCCGATGCCTCCGCCGTAGCCGAGGCCGAGCTCGGTGGGCTTTCCGACCGTGCGTTTTCTCTTGTCGCCTTTCTCCTTATACTCGGCGTACAGCTCCTCGTACGTTCCGCCGAAAACGGTCGTTGCCGCCACGATGTACATATCGCGGTTGTGATTGTAGTGGTCGAGTACGTGGTTCTCCCCAGCGGACCACGCGAGCCCGCGGCCTTCAATGGACGAGTAGTCCGAGCATACAAGATCACATTTTTCACTGGCGATAAGAGCGGGGCGGATGAGTGTAGACGCTACTCCGAGAAGGTCATTGTAAAACATCTCGAGCAGCTCATCGTCACCGGCGGCCGCCACGGCTATGGCGGTTTCGTAGTCGCCGAAGTGGCCTCGCGGCAGGTTCTGGACCTGCAGCCCTTTTCCCGCCCAGCGGCCGGTGCCCGCGCCGTGGTACCGGAACAAGTCGCGTATGCGTCCATCCGCGCACACCATGGCCTTGATCGAGTTGTACTTTGCCGTGGATGCCTTGGACAGCGTCTGCCTGATTTCAAGGAACCGGCGCGCTTTCGGTGGCAGGTCACCCGCGAGCGCTTTCTTGACCACGTCCTTTGTCAGACTGTACAGGTCTACGCCTTGCGAGCCGAGCCACACTTTTATCTTATCGACTTGCTTACCAGTCTGCACCTCGCCACCGGTGAGCTCGCGCAATTCTGTTATGAGCCTCTCCTCTGTGCGGGAGATGAGCCCGAGCATACTATCGACGAGGTCGAGGTCAACGCACACGCCGCGCCTGTTGATCTTCTGGTCGAGCTGCCAGAGCCGGAGCTCCTGCGCGGGCAGGTGAGGCACTGCGGCGTCGAGCGCTTCCTCGGTGGCCGTGTCCTGCATGCAGTATTCAAACAGTTTGATATAGTCGTGCGGGCAGTCTTCCGGCTCGTGCCACAGATACACGTTTTCACCTGTTGCGGGGTTGAACCACGTTTTCGTGTCTACCTGCTCGAGGCCGCGTTCGATCATTTCCGCCCGCTCCGCTTTCCTCGCGGCCCGCGGCTTGCACAGCTTGAGCATGACGCGGTGCCCGTCGCCGTCCTTCTGCATGGGAAGGTCAAGCGCCTTTCCTATCTGGTCGAGCGTTCTCGGCAGGGAGCACATGGCCGAGCGCGCCGCAGTGCACCGCAGTTTTTCCAGCGGCAAGGGCGGCGCCCCGAATTTTGTCTCCATCTGCTTTTCCCATACCGCTTGCTCGAACCCCGCATTAAACGCGCTTATGTACTGCGCGCGCATAATGTTGTAGACGCCGCCGGCGGCCACGCATGCGTCCTGCAAGCTAAGTCCGTGAGCGCGGTACCATTCGCCCCACTCGCGGGGCAGAACGGCTGCGAGTCGTTCCCGGAGCCAATTGGGTACCCATATTTTAGGCGCGTACTTTTTCGGTTTGACCGCCAGACAAAGAACGCTGGTAGTCAGGTCTTCCGCATACCGATGCGCACCCGCTTTCTGGATGTTGCATGCGCTGCGGGTTTCAAAGTCTATTGATATCGGTATCGCCATGTAAGACCACCTCCATGTATGCCGCTATGAACGCTTTAGCCTGCGGCGCGACGATTGCGTTACCATAGCCGCGCAGTCGTCCCACTCGGTTTATGGCATTATGTTCGAGGGGAAAGGCAACCAGTTTTTCCCATCGTGTAGCATCAAAACCCATCCTGATGCTGTTTTTCTCTTCTTCGCTAAGGGATGCCCATATCTTTTGAATCGACTGATGTGGGTATAACACAGGCCGTTTTTCATAGATGGCTTGTCGCAATATTGACAATTCGCGCGATGTTCTCCTGTCTCCGTAAAGTTCTGCGAGTGACAACGACGGTGACAAGAGGGACACAATGTCTTCAAATTGGACGGGCTGTTGTCCAATGGATTCCCGTTGACATGATGAACATGCAAGCGATTCGGTTTCGCTCCGCATACCTCGCAAGATGATTTCTTTTGTCGAGAGGCTTTCTCCCTGCTGTGGCTCGCGGTTTTGCATATTTCCTTTGTCATATATGCCGCCATGCAATGTCTGTCGCAAAACTTCCTTTTCGCCAGCATTGATGGAGCTTCCATCTCTCCATTCCGAAAACGCTTTTGTGTCAGTTCTTTTCCGCAATAAGCGCAAGTATGCATCCGTCACCTCTTTTTCTTCTTTGTTTGAATCCTCATCGCACATTCGCACCATATTGGTGGCAGTCCCATCAACCAACGCGACATGTGTGGCGACAACTGGCCGCCACTTTCCATCCCGGCAGAACAGCCAGTCAGCATCTCCCCAGAAGCCGTTAGTCGGGCCGGTTCCGTGTTCAGGAACCCGATGTGAGCTTGAGACGCCAATCCCATGTTCACCTTGCGCCCGCTCGGATGCTTCCCCGACATGCTCGTTTCCGGGTGCGGACGCTTTCCCCCGTTCCCATCTGACGCTGCCGGGCTGTTCCAACCAGCGATCGCCGCCTGGTCTATTAGGCTCATTCCGGGATTCGCCCCCCGCGCCAGTTTGTCCTCGTTCTTTTCTGCGCTTCCCCTGCCGTCCGCAGCAAGGGGCGTCGGCCACCCAATAAAGCTCGTTACCGCCCTCGCGAGGCTGGGGCTGTACTGGCCCTGCCCCTCGGTGTGGTGGTCCTGTGCTTTCGGCGTCGGCCACCCAATAAAGACGCTGTCGGATATGCGGCGCGCCGAAGCCCGCAGCGCAGGTATCCGCAGCCCCGCAGGCGTAACCCGTTCTTTCCAAGTCAGTCTGTACAAGGTCGAGCCAAGCGAGGCCGTCTTTGCTTGCAACCTGTTCTCCAAACACAACCGCAGGGCGGCACTGCGAGATGAGCCAGTGGAAGGCTGGCCACAGGTGCCGCTCGTCAGTAAACCCTTTTCCTTTGCCCGCCGCGCTGAAAGGCTGGCAAGGGCAGGAGCCTGTCCATACCTGCCGGTCATCGGGCCAGCCTGCGCCGCGGAGCGCGTAACTCCATACGCCGATCCCGGCGAAAAAGTGGCACTGAGTAAAACCAGCCAGATCCGTAGGGATAACATCCTCTATACTCCTCGTGTCGATGACGCCCGGCGCAATATGCCCGGCGTCCATCAGTTTTTGCAGCCACTCCGCCGCGAAAGGGTCTATCTCGTTGTAATATGCTTTCACCTTTCCACCTCCATAAAGCAGCGGCACCCTTTTGTGGGGTGCCGCCTGATTATGAGGGTAGACTACAGACCGAGGTCGTCGTCAAAGTCCCCGCTATCCGAGGAGCCGGAGTCTCCGTTGTCCTCGTAGTTGAGCGGGTCATCCGAACCATCACCGGCGCCGAACGCGGAAGCGGCGTCTTCTGCAGCGGCACCGCCGCCGAAGGGCGCGCCGGGGTCGCCGTCAATGGTGAGCACCTGAATGGCCTCAATGATGAGACCGATGCCCTGAGCCTTGCCACCTTTTTCGAGCTGGAAATCATAAGCCCAGCTCGAGACCTGAATCTTGGCGAAGCGGCCGCCGTACACTTCTTCGGGGTCGGTAATGGGCTGGCGGGGGTTTTTGCCGAAAATCAGGAAACGTGCGTTGCCGTTCTTGGTCGGCCATGCGCTCGCGTTGAACATGTACGAAGCCTCGTACATATAGTTTTTCTCCCGATCTTCGTCGAATTTCTCGTCGCCATCGCGGAACCAAGCGGCTTCTTTAATCTGCTTTTTCACCTTGGCGGGGATCGCATCCCCCCACTTTTCCTTGGCGGTGTTGGCCGCCATGCGCTGCACGGCCTTTTTCATTTCCGCCATGGTCATGTCGGGGTGGCCGGGGCGCTTGAGCACCGCGTCTTTCGGGATAATAAAAGACGTGGTGAATTTTGGTTTGCCCTTGCCCTCAGGTTCCTGAGGCTCAAAGAGGAACGGGAACGAGAGGCGGCCGGTACCGAGAACGACGGATTCCTTAATCTTGGACATGATCTTTTTCCTTCTGTTTCTTGTCTTTTTCAGAGTGGTTACAGGTTAATCGAAAAGCTCGTCGTGGAAGGCTGTTGTCACCGGAGCGCCCACGGCAGGCCGCTTGTCTGAAAGCGGAGCCACGGTTACGCCGGTGTCCGGCACTTCTATAAGCTTGGCCATAAACGCCAGTTCCTCCTTACGCTTCGGCGCGTTTGTTTTGCCCTGCGTCAAGGCTTTAACGACTTTCTCAACCTGCGCAGGGGATTTAAGCGCGACGGACAACACGTCATTGCCGTAGCGCGCTGAAAGCAGCCGCTGTGCGTCCTGCTCGTTCGCCCATTGGCGGTGCGCTTTCTTCTGTACCAGCTTCGCGTTGATCTGGTTCATGTCCGCACCGCGCAGGAGCCTTGCCTCGATCTCGCCTTTACATGAGCGTATCCACGACTCAATGGCCGGGAACAGCTCGTTCAACTGGCCGAGCTGCTTATCGGTAAGCAGCTCAGGCGGAACAGGATCACATACCGGCTCGGGTTTGTCCGGCGTGCCGAACGCGGCAGCCACGGTATGCATGTGCATGCGTGCCACCTCAGGGCATGAGCCTTCGGCGCGGCACCATCTGCATTGTTTGGCGCCGGGGATGAGCGGCGCGTTGGGGTCCTCGGTGGCTCTGGCCGCGGACAGCAGATCCCCGCGTGCCCACTCGTATAACTCTGTTACCGATATGCGCCAGCGTTGCACTGGGTGGCCATGGCGGCACCGTGGCTGTACGATCACCAGCTCGACCTCTTCGTACATGTGCTCGTTATCGGGGCCGAGCGCGCCGAGCGCGTAGTATTTGAGCTGCGGGTTGTCTTCCACCTCCACCGCGACGCCCTGCCCGTGTTTGTAGTCGTAGACTCTCAGCACGTCGAGGGGTACGCCGAAATTGGCGTCGTTCGTCCCGAACAGGTCGGGGTGGAGCCACTCGAGGTGAAACCTCGCTTCGACGCCGAAGACCATTGCAGATTTTTCGAGTGCGGCGAGCACGCTCTTGCCGTCCAGAACAGACAGGTCAAGATCGAGCGCTTGGATGATGTCGCCGCGAATCTCTTCAATGTAGACCTGCACAGCGTCTGCCATATCCACGTCAACGGGGTGCGGCTTTCCGTCGGCTGTGATTTTCTCGCCGAGGTGGTCGTGCGCGTTGGTACCGTCGAGCAGGCACCGCTCGCCCAGCTCGTGGGCGGCGGTACCGAGGCTCGTGTATTTTGACGGTGTATTCGGGATACCCGCGCACAGCCGCACACTGCCGGGACAATTCATCCACATGGACGCGGACGACGCCCCGAGTTTGGAGTGCGCGTTAGGTGCCATGCCTATGCCCCCAGCTCTGCGAGAATCCGGCCGCGCTGTTCTTCGGGCACCGCGGACACATTTTCCGCACCGGCCTTGTCGAGGGCCGCCTTGACCTTGGCGCGGTTTTCGGCCTTGCCCGCCACCCACTTGATAAGGCGCTCTTTGAACTCTTCGAGGGTGACGGGTCTCTGCGGCTCATCGTCGAGGCCGAATTCGTCGTCATCATCCTGCGCGGGCTCGTCGCCGAACATATCCTCGGCGTCCGCGTCACCTTCCGGTTCCGCAGGCATGCTCGCCTTTTCCTCCTCAGTCGGGAACGCGTCCAGTACACGTTGGTGCAACTCGGCGCCGGTGGTCGAGGTTCCATAGCTGCCCCCCGTTTCGTCAAGAATCGCCTTGAGCACTTCCTGTTTTTCCGCGGTGTAGCGGGAGATAATGTTCCGGTCCTCTATGGGGTTCCATCCGAGTTTGCGGATGAGCGCCATGTACGCAGGTTCGCCGCCTGTTTCGTTGGCCGCGGCAACGGTCTGCCTGCCTTCATCAGGTTTAACGGTGGGCACGTCTGCCGTGGCCACGAACGATACGCCGTCTGCCATTTTTTCGTTGGCGGCGGCGAGGCGCTCCACAGCGCAGACAAAACGGTCGAGCAGTGTGATGAGTTTTTCAAACATCGGGTTTCTCCTTAAAATCTGAATGAGTATTCTTCCGTGGCGTCGAACGCCACCTCGTCCGGTATCCCCCGCTGGTTCCTCCAGCAATCGGGGCAACGATAATCCACTATCCTGCGGTTGCACTCGTGGTGCTTTCCGCTCGGGTCTGTCCACCCCGCACACTTGCGGAGTGGTTGTTCCAGTATGTCCTGACACGTCGAGCAACGGGGGTGATAGTTGCCCCCCTCGTCGTAAAACTCCGCTATCGGGTAAATCTTCCTGCAGTATGTGCAGGCTTTCCTCGCTCCTTCTTCCTTCCTCCTGCTCATGGTTCCGCCTCGCTGCAATCTGTTCATCCGAGACAAGCGCTTTGATAAAATCAATGTCGAACCTGTCGGCCTCTTCCGGTTTCAGATCGAGTGCTTTCTCCGCCACCTCCTGCTTTTCTACCAGCAGCCGCACGACGTGAGCGTCGATGCTTTGTTCGAGCACGAGGTGCTGAACGAGTACGCAGTCCGTGGCGCCTATGCGGTGACACCGGTCCTCCGCCTGTGTGACCCAGCCTGGCGTCCAGTCGAGTTCCGCGAAAATCACGTGGCTTGCCGCGGTCAGGGTGATACCGACACCGGCAGCGCGTATGCCACCGATGAAAACTTTTACCGTCGGGTCGGTCTGGAAAACGTCTACCGGCGTCTGCCTGTCCTTTGTCCTGCCGGTTATCGTGACCGCCTTTATGCCCCGGGATGCGAGGCCCGCCGCGATTCCGTCGATTACGTCGTGGTGGTGCGCAAACACCACCACCTTGCCGCTTGATTCCACGGCGTCGTACAGATACTCGAGCACCTGCGGGATTTTCGATACAGCGGTTTCTCTGCGCACTGCCGAGATTTCCTCGAACAGCCCGAAGTGCGTCTGCTTCATCTTCTTGACCGCCGCCCTGTACTCTTCTTCGGATCGCGCGGCTTCGAGGTCTGCGGTCAGCAGGGCGAGCCGGGCCTCAATGGCTTTTTTCGCCTTGGCCTCTGCCTTGAGTGCTTTTGTGTTTCCGTCCGCTGACAGCTCCACGATCTGCCGCACTTTTGCGGGCAGCTCTTTGAGCACGTCTTTTTTCAGCCTGCGCACCATGCATGAGGTGCGCAATTTCTCCTGCAGCTCGTCAAGGTTTGTTGCCCCTGAATCATCCCAACCCCATTTTGATTGGAACGCCCCGCAGTAGCGGCGGGTGTACTCCCAATAACTCGGGAAGGTTTCGGGGGCGAGCGCGTGAATCACGGGCCACAGCTCCACGGGTTTGTTGAGGATCGGGGTTCCGGTGAGCATGAGTGTACGCTCGGCCATGACGGGCGGCGTATAGCTCCGCTTTCTGTTATCCCCGAAAACCGCGCGCGTGCGCTGCGCTTTGGGGTTTTTCAGGTAGTGACACTCGTCACACACGAGCAGATCCCACGGTTTTGAGTCGAGCTCTGCTTTGAGCCTGAACAGGATATCGTAGTTTACGAGGATGATCTGCGTGTCCGGCCATTTCTTGGCTGTGGCTATTCCGATGGTCATGTCGCGGGTGAGCCACTTGTGCAGCTCGTTACGCCAGTTCGTGAGCAATGTTTTTGTGGCCACGATGAGAACGTCGGATATCTCCGGTACGGCGTTTATGACGCCGATAGCCTGTATCGTTTTGCCGAGACCCATCTCATCAGCTATGAGGACGTTGTTTTTGCGCAGCGCATACGCGACCCCCGCCCTCTGATAGGGCAGGTATGCAAGCCCTGCGGGGGCCGGTATGCTGATGTCCGCGTCCGTAGCCGCTGAGGCGTCGAGCGCCTCCTGCCTGTTCCGCCGTAACTCTCCGAGCTGGGCGGACGCTTTACCGTCCGCGTACTCCGCGAGTTTGTCCGCGTGCGCGGGGTTGCGTGTGTACCAGACCTTGCGCGCCTTGTCCCACTCGAACCCGGCGTTCATGGGCAGGAGCCGCTCGGCGAACGAGCCTTTCCACACCCAGCGTTTCAGGGTTTCGTCGTAGGCAAGCGGGTTTGTCATCCCAGCGCTCCGAACGCTTTTACCGTGGCCTCGGCCGCCGCGAGCGCGCCGGATGCGTTTTCCTGCGGCGGCGTGGTATTCATAAATCCGGCGAACCGTAGCAGCTCGGGGTGCTGCTCAAACAGTTTTCGGGTGGTCGTGTACATGCCGATGATAGTTTCCCACGCATGCACAAGTTTGTTGACCTCACACTCGAAAGTTTCTCTCAGGTGGAACCACTCAGCGAGGGTGTCCTGCCTGTTCTGCGCAAGCCAATCGCCCGTCGCGTCCGACCTCCGCGCTTTGCTGTCCATACACACCAAGCCATCAACCATATACACTGCGGGTGTAAATTCTTGGCTGGCTGCGTATCTGAAGGAATTTGCGCACACACTGCTATCGTTCTTTCTGCTGAACCGCGCGCAGGTAGTACCCGTTTTGCCGACACCGTATTTTTCAAGGACCGCGCGGTCCGCGTAGGGCACGACTACCGCCTGATGCTCCGCGATTGCGTTCTCCATTTCATCCTCGAGTTCGAGCATGCGCCGACCTGCGGGAGCGTCGAGCCACTGCTTTTCGGCTTCTTTGCGAATCGCTGCGGCCAGGCGGCTACGCGTGGAGACGTTGAGTCTTACATGTTTCATACCTTTTTCTCCTGGCGGGGTATGATGTTTACGAGGGCCACCTCGTTGAGGCGCCCGGATAATTTATTCTGTACCCGCACGGTCAGGCCACCGGATGCGTTAATCCTCCATCCGGTGACAATACCTCGCGAGGGCGGGGAGCCCGCGCGGCTGCGGTATTCGATTGCCCTGCCTGCGCGCAGAACCTTGGCCACTTCTTTTCGCAGCGCGTTTACCGCAGTACGTGCGGATTGCTCCACGCGGCGCAGCTTTTCGAGGTTAGGGCCGTTTGTCATGACCGGGTCAGTCCTTGTAACCCATGGGCATGACTATGACCTGATACCCTGCGAGCGGTACTTCGGTGCCACCCTGATACACGTCGATAAATACCGGCGCTTTATTTGTGCCGTCCTTATCGGGTTCGCAGAACCGCATCCGGAACGAGCAATCCCGCCCGAACGCGTCCATCAGCAGCCGGAGCGACGACGCCGAGAACCCCACGGATGCCGTGGCCTCCCCGCACTGCTCGCGCTTCTGGAAAAACCGGTCGCAGTCGATAGGCATAAAATCCCGTTTGGCCTTTCCCGGCTGGACGAAAAGCTCCTGCTGCGCTCTGCTCATTACGACGAGTCGCTTCCCGTCGTAGCGCACTGTCTCCGCATTCTTATGCTTCGCCCACTTCACGAGGTCGGGGGTGACACTCACAAGAATTTCGGGTGCGCCGTCGTCGTCAGTTTTCGCCACGGCGCTCGTAATAAACCCGTCGCACTCAGCGGTGTACTTGCACGCAGAGTGACCATTAACTGCGGTGGCCACGAGCTCTTCGGGGAGTATGTCGTCGGGGCTCTGTTTTATTTTGATGAGTACGCACGCGAGGGCTTCGTCGGCCTCGTCAGAACTCCTGAATGCTGCCACCCTCGCGAACGCATCAGCGGGAAATGAAAACTCGGTTATAGCCATGGTATTTACTCCTTGCCGCCATTCGCGGCTTCGTGATTGTCGACAATGGTCCTCAGCCATCCCGCTTGTTTTTTATGTGCGGCGGCCACTTGGCTGCAGGCTCAACGCTGTACCGTGATGTCGCGCGCTGCATACTCCTCGTCTCAAGTACGGATATCCTTTCGCGGAGCTGTTTAACCTCGTCGCTTTTGTATTGACCTATTTCTGACAGAGGGCAGTCATAGTGCCGCGGCTCGTAACATAAATCCGCGCTTGAATCGTACGAGTACTCGTACCCGCGGTCTACGAATAGCCCCACACCTATGAGCCCACATTCCGTGTCGCGTCCCCGCCATCTGATAAACGGGCAATACGTGCAGTCCTCGGGCATTTCATCAACAAGGATTTTCATATCTTCTACCCTCCGTCTTTGCGGTGTTACTCAATTGGGCGCCGCGGAGTGTCGCCGTTCCCCGCGGCACCTATTGATCCCCCAACCAGCCTATCCGGTCGGGGAGTTCCGCCTCTTGTGTCTGAACGTTTGAAAATACGTGTGCGCCGTCGTCCTGCGCACCTCCGGAGCGCCGAGGGCATCCACGAGGTGGATACGCGCGCTTGCAAGAACCGCCTCAGCCTGAAACAGGTCATCACACTCGCGCCGGGCGAGCGCGCCGGGAATGTCAGCGGCCATGCGTGTGGCTTTGTCTACGAGGTTCTGCGCGCGCAGGTTGTACCGCATGGCCACCTCGGCCTGCTCCTGTGTTCTGCAGGACTCCGCGACGCGGAGCGCACGTTCTGCCAGGTCCGTGAATGTGATCATGCTAAAATCTCCTCCGCGGCGAACCTCTCCTCGAGGTCATGCACTGACGCCTGATGGTGAAAACGAATAGGCGGGTTTTTCTCCGTGAAAATGAGCTCTTCCTCGGCGAACGCTTCCCACTTCTTCGGGTCTGCCATTTCCTTTTCCCACTCGAGCATCCGGCGCCACAGCTCGGGGTGGTGCTCCCGGAGCTTGCGCAGATTGTCGAGGGATTGGAGCGGGCAGCAGTAACACGACACCCGGTGAAAAATGTCGTAAAGCCCGCCCCAATGGAACCCGCGGGCTTTACAATACGCGAGCGCCTCGGCCTCGGTTACACCCCAATCTATGAGCGGGTACCAGTACCTGCACCCCTGCTTGCGCTGGGCTATAGCCCCCGGCTTCTCGGGCCGGAAACATTCATCGGCACCATATCCTATGGCCTCGTATATGGTGCCGACGCCTTTTACCTGCTCGAGCCCCTTTTTGTAATGCCGCAGGGCGCGTGTTTTAACTCTGGTGCACCAGCGCCGGAACGGGCTGGGCCAACCGTTGCCAACCCTGCGCAAATAACCGGCCTTTTCGCTGCTTGTGCGTGTATTCCAGAAAACATGCGTTTTCAGCATCCACTCGTTGAACCCTTTTGGGGATTCGAGGAGAACAACCTTGCGGCCTGATACCTGCTCAAACAGGGCTATGTGCTCGTACATCTCGGGGAACTCCCAACCCGTGTCGAACATAACAGGGTCGAGAAATTCTACGCCGCGGTCCTGCATCATCAGGATCATGGCCGTGGAATCCTTGCCACCGCTGAATGAGGGGAGAACGGAGAATGGTGTACTCATCAGAACCCCCGCCCTTTCCTGCGGAGCATTGTTGCCGCGGCGGCTTCTGCGTAGGTGAGGCCGGATATGGTGGTGTGCCTGCCGTCTTTCGTTACGGTGATATCGGTGGTCATTTGCGGAACTCCTGTTTTAGTTAATCCCAAAATAACGCGCCGGAGTCGTCGAGACCCCGACGCGGTGTTTTTGAAATTATCTTCACAGTCCTTTCTTTGCCTCTGCCCAGCTATCCGGCGGCTAACCGTGTTACACACGTCGAGGCATCTACCGTCCTGCTGGCTCCCGCGTCCTACTGATTGGCGGGCTTGGCTCCACTATTTGATTTTGAGAGAGCGGGGCGGCTTCCTCGCCGTCCGTGGTTCCAATATACACTTGTCGCGTGAACATGCAAGCCCTTTTGTACATTTTTCTGAAATTTTTTATTTCACTTGAAAAGCGTAATATATTCTGCGTATATGCGGTTCGGAAAAGGTCTGGATAGTGGTTGCAGATCTGTCGGTCGAGGCGTTCAGCCTCGCGAATAGCCGTACCGAGTGAACACCTGACAGGTGAACGTGGTTGACGAATGTTCACTTGTCAGATTACATCAGTGTTATGAAATGGTTTAACGGTGAAAAAGCAGCACTCGCGCGGGCTGCGGGGATGAAACAGCGCGAGCTCAACAATTTTGCACGGGGATCACGGAAATTTTCCGTAGAAATGGCGCGCGTTCTGGAGGACGCGTCTGCCCGCGTGCTTGGTGAGACTCGCCGCATACCCGCTGCCGCATGGCTCCGGCTCGAAGGCCACCCCCTGATAGAAAATTTTGTCACGCGCAGCCCTGCGCACTGTGAGGGCGACCGTGACACATAAAGAACGCACCGCAAACAACCTGCGGGGCGCGCTTCTTTTCCTGTCGTTGTACCCCGACGCAAAACTTTTTCCGGCATACGCGCGGAAAGAGGGCGACGGGTACACGCACCAGCCGCTGGTTGCGTGGCGCTCCGAGGCGTCCGGAGACCCTGACATGCTCAAGTATTGGGCGTGGGAGCTGGTGTCCCATTCTATAGACAGGGAGACAGGAAAACCGCGCCGTCTGCGGAACAACGGACAGAGGACCGTGTATTTCTGTATCGCCGCGGATCAGTCCGGCGTCCAGATTGTGGATGCCGACGACAAGCACGGCAAAAACGGGAACGACACGATTACCGCGCTTGCACTGGATGGAAAACACCTGCCCGAGACCCTGCGGTCCCGCACGCCTTCTGGCCGCGGTGGCCACTGGTTCTACCTCGGGCCGCCTGTCCGCCACGTGGCCGGATCGATGGGTGATGGACTGGACACGCCTGTAATGGCCCCGCTGCCCGGGCAGGACGCGCACCCCAAGGGCCGGTATGAGGAGGTTACGGACGAGCTGGGCATGCCCTACCTCATGGTACAAGCGCCCGAATGGATACGCTACCTCGCGGGTGCCCCGAAACCGAAACACGCGGATGTTTCCGAAAACTACGCGGGCGAGCTCGACGCCGACAGGTACGTTGAGGAAATGACCGAGTACCTCGAACGCACAGCCCCCGATGTTACGGAGCGCAACGTGGCTGCCCACAGAGCCGCAGCTATGATGCGGGACTACGCCATATCAGAAGAGAAAAGCGCGGAGCTTCTGCGCGAGGTCTGGCGCCCGCTCCTGCCCGATCCTGATTTCGAGGACGCGGAACTAGAAAAATGTGTCCGCTCCGCGTGGGCCACCGCGCAGAACCCGATAGGATGTAAAACTGTTGAGGGTGCCGAGGCCGCGTTCGGCGCGACGCTTTCAACGGATGCGCAACCCTCGCCCACCGACAAAAACGGCCGTATCGAATTGCGCAACGTTATTTTCCCTGACATGACGCGCGCGGACAACCCGCGGCCCATGGCGTCCATAGATAATGTACGCATGATAATGGCCGCGTACGGCATAACGGCGCGATACAACGCAATGTCTTTCCGGAGGGAGTATTATCACCCTTACGGCGGAAGCGCGGCGGTAATGGGTGACGACGCCATTACGCTCGTTCAGGATCTGGCGCTGCGCCACGGTATGACGAACGGCCGGAACCTCGCACCACTCATGCAGCGGATCGCGTCGGAAAACGAGTACCACCCCATAAAAGCTTGGCTCGAACAGGACGGGGGTCGCTGGGATGGCGTGCCACGCCTGCAGAAACTGATAGCCACCGTCACCCCCCGAGACGAGTACCCGCTGGCACTCCGCGACGTTCTCATCGCTCGGTGGCTGTGCAGCGCCGTGGCCGCCCTGTATGCGCCCAATTTCTCCACGAGAGGAACGCTTACGTTTCTGGGCGGCCAGTCCATGGGCAAAACGTCGTGGTGCCGCGCACTCTGCCCGCCGGGCGCATTCCTCGAGGGTGCATCCCTCGACCCAGGCAACAAAGATTCCAAACTCGCCGCGCTGTCTCACTGGATAGTGGAGCTGGGCGAGGTCGGGTCAACCCTGAAAAAAGACATCGACGGGCTGAAAGCGTTCCTCACGAGCGCGAGGTACACTATCCGTAAACCCTATGACCGCGAGGAAACGGTCATGCAACGCCAGACCGTTTTTACCGCCACGGTGAATGATGATTTGTTCCTCAAGGATAGCACGGGCAACGCGCGGTGGTGGACAATACCGTGCGCAGAAATTGACTACTGCCACGGGCTGGACATGAGGCAGGTGTGGCTCGAGGTCAAAGAGACGTTATACGAAAAAGGGTATGCGTGGCACCTGACCCCCGAGGAGCAGCGCATGCTAGACGCTGTTAACGCCGAGCACGTCATACCAGATGAAATAGCAGACGCAATAAATGATGCGTTTGATTTCTCCACGCCACCGGGCGAGTTCATGACCACAACGGAGGTCCTTGAGCTGACTGGCATACGCAACCCAAACACCATGCAGCTACGCAAGGCCGGTGTGTTTCTGACACAGATGCTCGGGAGGCGGAAGTCAAATAACGGCCGTAAAGGGTATCGCATGCCTGCTCTGCGGGACCGGAGCACGAGAGAAGCCGAGCGCC